CCTCTGAACAGTTACGATTCGAATGTCGAAGTCTTCAGAGATTCCGGATACTTCATCTCTTCCGCCAGAGAACAAAGCTAGCGGCTCTGCTACGGACAGAGACAGTCCGGACAGACCTGCAAACGAGGCGGACAGAATGTTGCCGTAGTTAGAGATGATGTAGGAAACGATCATCTCTCTAGTATTTTGAGAAGCTATCGGAACGCTTCCGGCAACTGCCAGGTCTATCGTAATCGACGTACCAACAACTACTATGGCTAATGGAGACGAACCAAGCGGAACGTTTACAGTAACGTCCCATAAGTTGGTGTCGATACCTGTATCCACGGTAGAGATTGTAAGCGGAGCAGCAGAAGCAGCGCCCACGATGGCAAAGCCTGGAGTAGCTAAGCTTCTGCCACGAACAAAGTATTTTCCGTGACGAACTAAGTTGATCATGTCCTGATCAACAATGTCCTTTAACTTGAATGAAGCAGACGCAACCTGTGGCTCATCTACGCCAGAGAACGTAAGCGTGGAGCTAGCAACTACTGCGTCTCTACCTCTGCGAGCTTTTACAAGCTCCACCACTACTGATTCAGAGAAATAAGGAGCGCCTCCAGATACAGAGACAGTGGCGTTGATAACATCTCTGCCGTCTTCGTACCTAGAATATTCCGAGCTATCGGTAACTACCGAAATATCTGTAGGCTGCGACATAAAACCTCATGGAATATCAAATAGGTTGGAAGATGTATTGGGCACAGTAATCACTCTACGGTAATTAGCGTCGGCTATTATTACCTCTACCTGTGCGCTCGTAATTAGATCTATGCTGAAGAATCCGTAAGAATCTGTAACAGTAGTAAGAAATTGATCAGTGATCAAAATTCCTTGGCTAGTTGGATGCAGAATAGTAGGCTTACTAATTATGCGGCAAAGTACGGTTACGTTAGACTTGGCTATGCCAGCCTGGTCATATAGATAACCAAAAATTGTAGTAGTGGGAGGAGTGTAACCCGCTGGCGGCACAGGAGGAGCAGAGGCAGCTACCACTACTCGCGCAGCGACAAGATTTGCCTTTATTGTAGCTCCGGTGATGCTGAAATACAGACTGCCAAGAGTATCCGTATCCGCTGCAGTTACTACGATTTCATAGAAACCGCTTCCCACGTTAGTGAAGGTCAAAGCCGTTACTGGAAAAGCAAGGAACGCCCCACCTTCCTTCCGCAATCCGACAGTTACATCTGCAAATGTAAGTGTGGTGGCTGGAAGGCTAGTGCTCAACTCAAGGTATACAACGATACTTGAAGCAGTATTTTGTAGTAAAAGAGGGGTGGTCATTGCTTAAACCTCAAAGGACAAAGGCAGTATAGCATGCTCATTTGAGCAAAGCCATACTGCCTTTGAATAGGAGAGAGAAATAGTACTATATCAGTACTTATCAGAACCTATCAGAATCGGTCATGGTAACAAGCGTAGAAACCGTCTCAGCCGAACGAGGTGGAATCGGTGGCGTAGACTTCACGCCTACCAGGAACCGACCCGTACCAACGTGCGCTGCAGGCGTACCACTTACGTCAACGCCCGCGACTAGTGCCGCAAGGAGAGCCGAGAAGCCCTCTGCTGGTGTAAGAGTCGCTGCATCCACTTCCGACGCAATGTTCTCAAGAATCAAAAGGAGAGAATTGTACGAGCGCTTAAGAGCATCAAACTCTGCGCTGTTCTGGTCTCCAACTACTACTCGTGCCTTAGCCATTGAAATCCTCCATCACTTCTTTTTCTGCTTACCCTTAAGTAATGCAGCTGTTTTTGGTGCTTCTTCCTTGAAAGACAATTCAAGCCCTACAGGTACTGTGTCCTTTTCGTCTTCTAGTTCAAGCTCTACGATTTCTTCTTGAACAGGTTCTTGAATACTTTCTTGAACAGGCACTAGTTGTGTAGGAGCTACTTGTACTACTGCGACCTTAGAGTCTTCGTACCAATAGCGACCCGGCTTTGCAACCATTTCGCGCTCGAACGCCTCCCGCAATCTTCCGGCAATTATAGCCTTACCAGTTGCGTCAAAGGATAACGGATAACGACCGTCGAGTAGAATTGTCTTATTTCTAGCGTAGTTGCTTCTAACTACTGAATCGGACATTACAGATTCCTTCTTTGGTACTGCTTTGTTGAGTACCTTTGCCAAATCTAGTCTAACTTGTCCAGGTGATTTACTAACCTGAGTTTTTCCAGATTTTGCTTCTTCCTTTTTAGTCAAAGTGCAAGATCCACAGACTAGAGAGCCTCTGAATTTGTCATGGCCATATATGGCCTTTTCACATATTGCACAGGTTTGCATGACTAAAACTGAAGTCCGAAAATGAGGAGGGCCGGTTTACAAGGCCAACCCTCCTCATTCATCGGCATCTAACTCAATCAGCGAATGTTAAGCTGACCGATGTTGATGAAGCGCATCCACTTCTTAGGAGCGAAGAGGATCGGCGTACCGTAAAGGAGAATCATCCAACGGTAAGCAGGCGAAAGAACCGCGAGGTCCATCTTCATGAGAGGCATCAGCTGACGGAAGGTCATTACGTTTGGCGTAAGCTCACCGAGGTAAGCCGACGACGTGAACGGAAGGATAAGGTTTACGTCAGAGAAGGCCGTCGCACCGGCAGCTGCCTGCGACGAAGCAGGAACCTGACCGATTAGTGCGTAGCTCGCAAGCGAGGTTGGCACTACTGCCGAAGACGAAGCTACCGAACGGTAAATGCGGAAGTATTCCGGAGGGAATGCGCCGATTACTGCTGGGTTCGTGACGGTGAGAGGAAGCGCGTTGCCCGCGTCCTTCTGTACCTGTGTAAGCGCCGTGACTGCGCCAGCGAAGGCTACAGGAGACGACTCACCGAAACGGTTGCACGCCGTTACGAGGTACGCGAAGTTCGAGGTGCCCGCTGGAGCGCCCTTGTTGTGGTCGCCATTCGCGCCCGCTGGAGCGCCCGCTACGATAGAAGCTGGCGCTGCAGGAGCCGAAGCCGACGTGGCGGCGGCAGGAGGCGTAGGCGTACGACGAATGAAGATGTCTGGGTTGAACTCGATTACGCCAGCCTGGGTCGCCATCGTCTGGATGGTGTTACCGACCTGTCCGTTCATAGGAGCAGGAAGCTGAATGCGCTCACGAGGGTAGAACGTCTTCACGAGGTCCGACATCGTGCGGGTGCCGAGGAACATGTCGGTTGGGAAACCGTAGTTCTCGATGATGAGGTTTGCGGCCTCTTCAATGTCCGCTTCCTGAAGGGTGTTGCCCTCTAGGTCGATGACGTTGGACGAGTCGATGAGGGCGTCAAGGCCGTCCCACGACTCCGACTCGCCGTCGAATGCAAGCGACGAATCACCCGAGAAGAGGTTACGCTCAACCTGCTGAAGAAGCCAGAGGATGCCGTTCTGGTTCTCAAGGGCGATAAGGTCACCGTGTGCAGGGTGAACCAGTGTCGCCTGGTGCGTGATCTCGCGGGTCGTTCCAAGGAACTTCACAAGCTGCGTACGACGTACGTAGCTCGAATCCGTCGCCTGGGGAAGCTCACCTTCCTGTACGAACGGAGACGCATCTCCGCCGTAATCCGTCAGCTGATTGTACTCTTCGACAGTCGAGTATGCTGGGCTCTTCGGCATCTTCTTCCACAGCTTTACGTGGGAAGAGGTGTACGTAAGAACCTTGAGGCTTGCCTCAAGAGACTCAACGCGAAGCGCCGAGCCACCAGTCTTACCTGCACCAACCTGATAGCCAGCTTCAAGTGCCTTGCTAAGTTCAGCAATGTCAGCCTCGCTACCCGCGCCGAATCCAGAGCCGACCTGTCCTGCCTGGAATGCTCTAAGTCCTACGGTCATTGTATTTTACTCCTTCTTCTTTCTAACTTGGTCGAGCGAGTTTCAGCGACGACCGACTACCTTGTTACGAAGGTCAGGAGAAATCTCTCCCGTTGCATCGTACTTAAGAACGTCCTGTGCCGTTGCCTGTCCCTTTTGAACTAGGTCAACGAGGATTCCCGTAACCTGAGACTTGGTTAGCGACTCCGAATCAGCCTCGCCCATCGAAACCGACTTCGAGAGGGTGCTCTTTGGAGCGCGTGCAGCGCCAGCTTCTACCTGTTCGATGCGCTGAGCCTGTGCCGCAAGCACCTCACCGAGATTGGCAAGAGCTTCCGCCATCGACTTCGATACTTCGCCCTGATCAGCGGAGGTCATAGCAAGGCCCGTGAGAACACGGTCCGTGATACGCGACTCCATCGAAAGAAGCGACTTGTGCATGACCTGAGCGAAGCCTGCAAGGAACTCCGAAACCTCGAAGCCACCCTTGACGGCTGGATTCTCAGCTGCGTGATCCGAGAAAGACTTGCTCATGTCCTTCTTCTTCATGGCCGAAGGCTTGACCATCTCACGAAGCATTTCCTTATCCTCTGCTTCGTCCTCGTGGTCCTCGTCCGAGTCCATAGCCTTCTTGGCCATCATGTCCTTGGACCCGTACATGGCCTTCTTGGCCTCGTCCTTGTCCATCTTCTCCTTGTCGAAGAGTTCCATTCCGCCCTTGGCTACGAATGCCTTTTCTCCGGCCTTGAGAGGCATGCCCTTGGCGATCTTCATGGCAACGCTCTTACGCATTGCTACGCCAGCCGACTTGTAGTCCGTGCCGTCTGGACCAATGGAATCGCTCCAGTCCTGGTCTTCCCAAGACGAACCAGCCCAACCACCCTTTGGATCAGAGTTGTTTGGGGTGTGGTAAACCTGCGTTGCACCAGACTCACCGACCATACCAGGAACTTCGGTGGTCGCAGTGCCACGGTCGCCGTGGCCCTTCGCCAGATCCTGAAGGGTCTGAAGTGCCTTCTGGAGATCACCAGCTTCGATCTTCTTCTCCGTCATGTTTTCACTCCTGTACAAATAAACCAAACGCAATATTTGCGATTGCCTTTACAGCCTCATCATCTGCGAGACCAGTCTCACTCTTGATTACGGCACATGCTTCCGAGTACGAAAGCATGCTCTTCTTAACTGTCACCACATCGCGCTGCTTACCTTCGAGGCTTTGCGGCACTACGGGGCTTCCGCCACTTACTGCCATAGCCTTTTCGGTATCAGCTTCGTCCTTTGCTTCTTCCTTCTTATCGTCCTTCTTGTCAACCTCTTTCACGAGGTCCCACTTCTGCGTAGACAGTGACTTGGCAATCTCAGCCCAGGTCGCTGTATTAACAGGTTGTGTGGTAATGGCAATGTCTTGGATCCAACATTTCTCAATTTTGGTACCATTGCGACGAAGAACTTTTCCTTGAATGGAAAAACCAACTTTTCTATCGGAGCCAGATGCAGCAAGCTGCTGCATCAGATTCCAGTAATAGTCTGCGCGAGACTCAGCCGCAGGCTCTGGGTTCTTGAACAAGAAACCCTTCACCCATAGACCGTTCTTAGTAATTTTAGCTTCGGTTGGCTGACCGATCTTAAACTCTGGTCCTGGCTTGTGGTCATCGTTAAAGTACCCATGCTTTAGAAAATAAGCTAGGTCG